GGAGAAAGTGGGAATAAATTTGTCCCTAAACTCAAAGATTACGTGATTGATCCTGAGACATTCACGACTTGGATCGTTGATCATCTTGATCCAGTGACTTTGATTCCGACGCTTCGAGAGATTCGTCCGGCTAATATGAGTTTTAGCCTGAGTGAAAGCGATGTTCTTTTTGGTGTTGGTCCAGGAACACAGTCGGACACATATCGAGTTTATATCGATCAGTCTGTTACACCGCATATCTTAGCGGTAGATATTCGCTTGAGGGTCGCAGGTTCCATGGCAAGTTATGCCAAGATCTTCAAGGGAAGTGATTTAAGTGATTCCGGTCAAGTCATCTCTAAGGTCTATGACAGCAATGGTAATTATATCTCTCAGTCTATTCCTTTGGAATTGGTTGCTGAAGATAACCATGTCAATTATTCGATCAAGTCTATTAAAGTCTGTCATACAACTGAAGAACTGGTAGATGGTGAAATCGTTACTGCTGTTATTTATAGCGATACTGGTCATGTTGTCTCCAAAAGACAACTTCTAGTTGAGAACACTTCGTTCATTCGTTCGACAAATGCGAGCCAGAAGTATGTATCTCACATCAGTCTTGAGTGTCCGTTCTTGTCTCAGTCTCTAGACAATACCATTGAATTCCCCTTGAATGTTCCGCTTAATGCTTTGAACATGATGGGCGTTGTTCATTATTCAGATGGCTCGACATTGAAACTTCCTGTTAACGGAAGTAAGTTCACAATGCATGGTGTTGACCAATACGTATCTAGTATCGTTGGTCAACGAGTTGATCTTGTGTTGTCTTATGCTCTGTCTGACAATGAAGTAGCTTATGCAAATACTAACGTCAATGGACGCTATGTTACTGAAGCTTATTTCCTGTTGACAACTAATCCCAATAATAGTTATTCGGTCAAGTTGTTTGGTTATCCGTATTTCATCGATGAGAATAATGGATACCAAATGCGCTGGTGGATGTTTAACCTCGATCGAAATATTTCTTTTGAAGTTACTCCTTTTATTCGCTTCTCTGAGAATACAGGTCCTTATGATCCTAAAGGTTATGGATATCTTCAAAGAAAGAGCGTTAATCTTAATCTGAGAAATGTTTCAGCGGCATTTAAACCTTTTATCCACACGCAGTTGGTGGATATTGTTTTGAATGGACCGCCTACTGTAGATAATAACGCTTGGAATGTATCTCACGAATCCATTTCAACCAGAACTGCATACGGGATTGGTTTGTTTGCTAAGAAGATCGGTAATAACCAACTGAATTTAAGTTCAGGTATAACCGACTTTCTAGAATGGAAAGAACGTTTCTATAAACAGACTTACCCTCTGGTTAATAATCGGACTGAATTGGTTCCGCCTAATCCGACACATTTCATCATCAACTATGAAGGTATTGATACCGAGTATGAGATGGATGATTGGAATAAAGATCTCAATGCTGCTTCTGCTGTACTGATTTATAAAACTGTTTCTGTTAAGTTTATAAAGAGAACTTCTACTGGTGATATTCAATTAGCCATTGCAGCGGTTGTAATCAAGCCTTAAAGCCATAGAGAGGAAGAGCCTAGGCTCTTCCTCTCTTGTGGTCTAAAAACTTCTTATACGTTGTTTTAAACGCTTCTCTTCTTGGATAGATTTCATGAGTTCATCCACAGATAGAATCTGTCTTTGGGATTCAGGAATCTCATTCAATATTCTTCGAAGATCCATTTCCAATCTTCTACTTACATACTCGTTAGATTCTTTTTTGATCTGAGCAACCAGAGCATCAATTTTATCCTTGAGATAATTAGTCTTTTGAATCTGATAAAGTTTCTGAGGATCGTTAGCTTCTTGATGCATACGGTTCTCACAAAGAATATCTTTACTATTAATACCATAAAACTGAAGATATTTACCTTTGGTCATTAGCCAGTTAGACAACAGCCAAGCAATAACCGAGTCATCATGTCCGCCTTCATCATGGTCAATCCGACCGTTACGCGTAACCAAACTCAGAATCTGATCGATAATCTTCTTATCTTTAATAACATCGCAAAGCGTCTTAACCGCTTGAATAAGAGTTGTACTGTACAATTCAGAACGACTCGTTAATCCTGTCCCTGAAGTTGCAAAGCCGAAATATTTCTTGAACTTGGTATAGATCTCACGATCTCTGAAGTTCATGGGTTTTTCAATCTCTTTAAATCGTTCAGGATATTCATCTTTCTCCTGAACAACTTTATTATAAATCCGTGTAAAAGGATCAATCCCTAAAGGAGGAAGCATCACCAACAGGTAATCAATGATCATCGCTCCTGTCGACCTTCGTTCAATAATCAAAACAAAGTTAGGAATCGTAACAAACCAATCACACAACCATTGACAGAAAACGATCAGGTTAGTTTCATTATAACTACCAGCTGCAATAACTTCACCTGTCTTGATACTTTGAAAATCTAAAGCAATCTCATCCTGACCAACTGCTTCACTAGTATCCATACCCATGATAAAGAAATCATTCCTTAAACGACTTTGAATCTGGTGTTCAGGAATATACCAACGAGTGATATAGGGATATTTCTTACCTATCTCAGAATAGTAATCCGATACTTCGGAATCTCGAATTCGCTTAGCGATATCAACCGGAATAGGGTTAGTTTGACCACCGGATGTCCAGCGATTGAAATAGTCGCGATCTGCGTCTTCACCTGTAGCGCCAACTTCACGAATAGTTCTGTAAAGCCACTCATCGGTATAACCCAATTGCCGGTGATTGAATGTACAATTAACACGAAGATCTCCCTCTGGAGAATTTCGTTTAATGACTTCTTCTAGTTCTTCATGATCTTTACAGTCAAATAATTTTTCAGTAAAGATCATGGAGTTCATCAAGAGATTAAAAGTAAATTTTCCATCTCTGTCGTCTTTCTTACCTGCTGTTGTCGTGAGGATATTACCGTAAGGTTCTCCTTTACGTTCAGCATTTTCTCTTGCAGCTGTTGTTGCGGCAAATGCTGCTGGTAGAGAAATAGCAATATTAAAGAAGAAAGCTGCTTCATCAACTTGCATTATCGGCGAAGTTAAACCCCGTCCTACGTTAAGAGCCAGCTTGGGAGAACGATTAGGAAGATGACCGCGATAGTGATTACCCAAAGCTTTTACGGACAATTCTTCCGTATTGCCAACATCCGCTTTGGTTCTCATTCTTAAATAAAACGGAAGCTCCATTTCAATATTCTTCAACCTTGTTAAGTTAGTTGCTCTTAGAGTGTCGTCTTTAGTTAAAAGATTGATTTGAGTATAAGTACAAGCGATATCCATCAGGTAGATCATCAGTTCATCGACAGATAAAGATTTACCTGTCTGACGAATTTGAACCAAGATAACCGTTATATGGTTAAAGAATAACCAGAACAAAGACATGTTACCTCTATTTGCTCTGAACAAGATCGGATCATCAAATGTTCCACCGGGAACTCTTGCGATCTCTCGTATATAGTAAAAGAAGTTATTCTTACACTCCATGGCCACCATAGCCATTTCTTCAAAAGAAAGATGAGGGTCAAAAGGATCAATCTTCTTTAACTCTGGATTATGTAATTGTAGAGGGAAATAAGCATTCTTAATCCCCATTTCTTTAAGAAGACCTACATATCTTACAAAAGAACGATTCTTTGTTTCTGTATCGATGATTAGATCAGGGTATTCCTGATAGTCTTCTAAGAAAAGTGCAGTCATAATTGTACCTCATGCAGAAGGAGATCCCTGAGAGCACTTAGCTCTCAGGGATCTGTCTTGGTTCTTTTTATTTCACGATGGATATAATCCAAGTAAGCATTCAAAATCACACGTGTTAAAACTTTTTCTTCTTTAAGTAGAAAAGGATGAAAATGAAACAACAATCTCATTCCATTAAATCGAGTCAAACTACTCGGAAATGCTTGGTCAAATGCTAATTCAATCAAATAACCTGAACGCTTGATTCTTTGATGTTTTCCTAATCGATATCTATAGTACAGAGAATCGGCTCGAAAGATCTGAAACTCAATATGTTTTCCAGCGTGAGTTTCGAATAAAGCTTTCTTGATAAAAGTATGTTCAGGTTCGGCTGTCGTTCTATGAAAACTCATACCTCGGAAATACAACCAAACCTGAATAAAGAGTTTTCTGAACATGATCAGTTAACCAATTACAATGTCATTTGATTAAAGCTCTAAGTGTGATATAAAGTATCACACTTGTTCTAGAAGCCATAATCAAACTATTTGAAACTGTTTTATCACTCGATAACTTAACGATCTGTTCGCCAAGTTCTCTAAGCTTCATAAGCTCAGGATCAGTTGACCGTGTGGAAAGATACAAATTCTTTAATTGATTAAGGATATACGCATAGTCTCTTTGATGACTACTAGAGATATGTTGTTGAATCAAATAAAAACTATGGACGATAGTAAGCTTTAAAAACTCATCTACCTTATCGTGATGTTTTCCGTCATTATAATGTTGAGTCATCCAGTTAAGGATATTCTTCACCATACGGTAGCTAGTATTGCTATTGATATTGATAACTACATTTAACAGGTCATCTTTAATGAAGCTATCCTTATCAATGACAACATGTCTTATATAGCTGACATAACTTTCTACTGACTTTGTTTTTTCTTTGATCGTCTCTTCGCCTTCTTGATCAAAGTAGGTACTTGAAGTTACAGCAATGCTTTCACCTTCATTATGAACCTTTACAAACTCACTATAGTAATTCTTCACCAGATCGCGTATACGACCTTGACTATCATTGATGGCATAGACTATCAGACTATCATCATTAAATGCAACCAGCGGCTTATAATGAAGTCCTGAAGTACTTATTAAATCCTTAGCTCGATACTCCATGACACGATACCAAGATCCTAATTTCTTAATCAAAAACTTATTACTCAATCTAGCATAAGCAGCTTGAGCAATCTTAGGGTCAGAAGGATATCTAAAGTAATAACTCAATATAGCGGCTATACATCGATAGAAGAATATCAAGCCGATATCATAAGCAGCTCGATGTCGATCTTGATCACCCATATCTTTGCTAGTCAAAACACGATGCAACATGTACATGCATGTTAAGTTGAATACGTCGCCACTCACTTTAAATTCATGTTGTATAGTAGTAACTTTTCTAATGTCAGTCACTAAGCGATAATAATCAATATCCAAAATATCGTTGTATAACCTTAGAACATCACTGTCCTTAAATCTAACAACGTGAACACCAAGCAAATTACTACCAAAGAACTCA